AAATAAATTTGTATGTAGAAGCAACCATAGCAGATTCTACAGATGGAAAAGGAACACCATCTGTATTATTATTAGCGGAAGTGGAAGAAGTGGTGGAGTTTGATCCGGATGATACGCGCCCGGATGAAGAACGTGGCCGCCGACCGCTGCAGGCAATTGTAAATTTTCTTCCGGTATCTATTCGTGAAGTAGATATTGTAATAAATGGATTGGTTGGCAGAAACACTGATATTGAAAATTTAATCATCGATGCATTAACTACTGAAATAAACAAGGTACGTCCGTTTGTTTCAGCATGTGATGTGCTGGCAGACAAAAATGATATTTTAGATAATAACAAAATTATTGCCACCATTTTAAATGCACGTCCGGGTTCTGTATTTGGTGCAATCACATTACAGGTAGATTCTACTACCTATTCATCGTTCACATTTGTAAATGGTTTTATACCGCATGTAAATTCTATTACGTTTGCTTAATTTTATACCTGACATATTATCCTTAACGAAACAGCTTTATCCAACAGGCAGGGCTTTTAAGATGCCTAAAGACGGATGGCTGGAATCTTTACATTATGCACTTAGTTTAAGTGAAAACAGGGCATACAATGATGCGGTGGCTTTATTATATGCTATTCTTCCGGACAATGCGGAATTTACAGAAGATGATGCGTATGACTGGGAAAGACGTTTAGGAATGATTACCGGTTTAGGTGTTAGTCTGGAAGACAGAAAGAAAGCCATTAAGCGAAAAATTAATCATCCTGGTAATATTCCTGCACGCCAGCACTATTTGTACATACAAGGACAGTTGCAAGCTGCAGGATTTGATGTGTATGTTTATGAAAACAGATTTCCTTACGGTGGCGGAACGTATTATACACGCAGTATTTTTGATGTGGCAGGTTCAGGTGGTGTAAATGAGTTTCAACATGGTGATGCGCAACACGGTGATGAACAACATGGCGGCGCGTATGGAAATATCATTGTAAACCACATTAATGAAACATTGGATCAGTCATTTTTCATTACAAGCAATTTAAGAAATACATTTTTCATCGGCGGCAATCCATTAGGCAGCTATGCCAATATTCCGGCAAATCGTAAAGATGAATTTAGACAATTGATTTTGAGATTAAAACCTGCTCACATGGTAGGCTATTTATTAATTAACTACGTTTAAAATTTTAGATATGGCAATAAAATTAGAAGATAAACCAAATACGGTAGCACCTAATGCAGACTATCCGTATGGTAATATTCAGGACAATACAGGCAGCAATAACGGAACACCTGTAAATAAGTTGGTATATGCTGATTTACATCAGTTTTTTGCAAAAATGATGGCAGAATCAGGTATTGTTTACAATGATCAGCCAGATAATGCTACAGATGGATTTCAGTACTGGTTAGCGTTGGTAGAGGCGGTTAAAAATAATTGTGCTTTTTTTGATGATATTTCATCATCTATTATTTTAAATGGTTCGATAACTGCATTGACAAAAAGCATTAAAAGTTTTAAGAATGGATTCACAAGAGTAATTATACAAGTAACAGGAAGCACCACAATTTCTGCAAACTCAAATTTAGCAACAGGTTTTACAGTTCCAATAGGAACAGAGATGCCTATTCGTGCAATAGTAACTGTTGGTGGTGTGAACACAGGTGTTGATTTAATTTTAAACTCAATAGGTCAATTAAAAAATTTAACAGCCATAAGTGGATCACCTTATGCAATAACTATTCAATTTGTATTATAATGCAATTAAACGTAAACACAGATGCAGTCGTGGCTTTTACCAACAAGTTGGAAAAGCTGCATCGGGCCGCCTTTCCGGTGGCGGTCCGTACTGCACTGAATTCTGCCGCGTTTGATATGAAGAAAAATTCTATTCAGCAATCCGCAGATGATACATTTACCATCAGAAAAGCAACATTTTTTAAAGCAAATAGCCGGGTAAATAAAGCCAGTGGATATGCTATTAATAATATGCAATCAGCAGTAGGATTTACCGGTAAAGACCAGGCAATTGATGATTTGGAGAAACAGGAAACAGGCGGTAAAATTAACAGCCGTTCTTTCATTCCGATGAAACCGGCACGTACAGGAAATTCTGATAATAAACTTATACGGCCAAATGCCAGATTGAAAAACATAAAAATAGTAGATGCATCAAAAGCAAGTGGTGCTAATAATAAGCAAAAATTTGTAAAATCAGTATTTCATGCAGGTGTTGGCGGACACGTTTTGTCAGAATTTAACGGAAAATCATACGTTTGGAAAGTAAATTCTATAAAAAGAACCAAAGAAGGAAACTTTAAATTAACACCATTATACAGTTTCAAAAAAGGTCGTGACGTAAAAGTGGATGCTACACATTTTATGGCAAAAGCAACAGAAAAAACGACACCTAAAATAGAACAATTTTATATTCAGGCGGCAGAAGCGCAATTTAAACGAGCATTACAGTGAGTTGGGTAGAACAAATAAAATCTGATTTAATTATTCAGACAGGTGACGGCAAACAATACAAGCCGCATTATTTGAATCCTTCAAAGTCAAAGGAATATAATATTACCACGTTTGATTTTCCAAATGTAAGCGGTTCATTAGTGGACCGCCGATTGCCAAAAGGAAGAAAATATCCGTTGCAGCTTTATTTTCAGGGCGATGACCATCTGGAAGTTTGTGCTGCATTCGAAAAGTCTGCAGATGATCCACGGCCATGGATTATGATTCATCCGTATTACGGACGTATTACCGTGCAGCCATCATCCTTAGAAATTGATAATTCAAAGATGAATGTTTCTGAAATAAAAACAGAAGTCATTGAAACCATTCTGCAGGATTATCCAAAAACAGCCGTTGTACCGGCAGATAAGATTAAGAATAATGTGGAGGAATGCAATGCATCACTGGGTGCCGCATCTATTGAAAAAATAAACAGCATTGGTGTAAAACCACTTACAATCAGCAAAACATCCGCATTCATTAATAAAAGCAATTCTAAAGTAAGCAAGCTGTTATCTACTACTGCAGATTCAGAAACTTACATTAACAAATTAAATAAGTTAAAAGCATCTGTAAATTCATTTTCTACGGCACCGGCAGATGTGATTACACAAACCATTGATATTTTAAGAACTACGGCAGAATTACCGTTATCTGTTACTGATAAATTAACCAGTTATACGGCAATGATTTCCGATGCGGAAAATTCATTTTTACTGGGCACTGTTTCACTGGCAGATAAGTTTCTTTATATGTCAAATGTTGGAAGTATAATTTCTGCCATGTGTTTGTCTGCTTCTAGACCAATTGCAACTGATTATTCAAACAGGGTAGATGTATTGAATACAATTGATACGTTACTGGATGCAAATACAACCTACATTCAGACATTAGATGATATTCAAACAGCAAACGGCGGTTCTATTGATAGTTTTATTCCGGATGCCACCGCATTATTTCAGCTAAATCAGCTGCTAAATTATACAGTATCAAACCTGTTTAACATTGCATTAGATGCAAAACAGGAACGTTCTATTATTTTGGAAGAAGATAGCAACTGGATTCTTCTGGCACATCGTTTTTATGGCTTAAAATCTGATGATTCTACCATTGATCAGATGATCAGAAATAATAACGCTGGTTTAAATGAAATGTTGCAAGTAAAGAAAAACAGAAAAATATTTTATTATATCTGATGGAATTAATTATAAACGATAGAATCCGTAATTATAAAATCACTTTCTTTAATGATTTTTCATTGTCATTGAAATATGATAGTGTTGGAAGTGCGTTTTCTTTCACGTTTAAATTCAATCCTGAAAATCCGGAACACAGAGAGGTGATGTGTATAGGGCACTACCATTTATGTAAGGTAACGCATAATGGTGAAACCTTACTGACCGGGTATATTTTATCACAGGATTTTAATTCTTCGCCGGTACCGGAAATGGTAACTATTTCAGGTTATTCATTACCAGGTGTGCTGGAAGATTGTGAAATTCCTACAAAGTTGTATCCGCTACAAAGTGATGGACTTTCTTTAAGAAATATTGCACAGAAATTAATACAGCCATTCGGATTACAGTTAGTGGTAGATAGTTCTGTAGCAAGTCTGGTAGATTCAACGTTTAACACATCAACGGCAACTGATTCACAAACGGTAAAATCCTATCTTTCAGAATTGGCATCACAAAAAAATGTGGTGATTTCACATGATGAATTTGGCAGATTATTATTTACCAAAGCAAAAACGAATTTACAGCCTGTACTGGATTTCAATGTTCCGCAAAATGGAATACCGGCAACCAGTATGAAATTAAGCTACAACGGACAGGCAATGCATTCACACATTACTGTACAAAAACAAGCCAGCAGTGATGGCGGAAATGCAGCTGAATACACCATCAGAAATCCGTTTGTTATCAATTCAGTTTACAGACCTAAAACGATGTCGCAGAATAGTGGTGATGATAACGATACGGAAAAGGCGGCAAAAACGGCATTATCCGCTGAATTGAAAAATATAAAACTAACTATTAACACAGACAGATGGATTGTAGATGGTAAAATATTGAAGCCAAATAATACCATCACTGTTACCAATCCGCAATGTTATTTGTATAATAAATCTACATGGTTTATTGAAAGTATTGATTATAAAGGTGATGAAAAAATAAACACTGCTGTTCTTAACTGTGTGCTGCCATGTGTATATGATGGAAGCACACCTGTGTATTTATGGAAAGGAATTAATTTGCACTAATGTTGAATATTACAAAAATATTATCTACTGATTTTGACGACATAAAGCGCCGGATTATAAAGGTATTGCGTAAAGGAAACAGCGATGTACAAACATCTATGGAAGCATCACCATTTGGTATTGACAGCAATCCTTTGAAAGATATGATTGCTATTTACGGACCTACAGAAGAAAAAGGGAAAACAGTAATTATTGGATATGTGCAAAAAGATAAATTAGCGGATGTTGGCGAAACCCGGTTATTTTCTACAGATGCAAATGGTGCGGAAAAGTTTTTTATTTGGTTAAAAAATGATGGAACAGCAGAGATTGGCGGAACGGATTATCACATGGTGCGATATGAAAAGCTGGAAGAAGCATTTAATGAACTAAAAAGTGATTTTAATCAATTAGTAAGCATTTTTAATAGTCACACACATTTAGGTGTTATTGCAGGTTTTGCTGTTTCAGGTGCCACAACAACAACCGGAACTTCAAGCACTGCAGATATTACACCAGCTAAAATTGATGAAATAAAATGTTTATAAACCAAAAATATATTTTTAAGGTTGTCTAAAAAATACTAAATTTACAGCATGATTTACTTCGATTCAGCAGACATATACATAGAAAGTGCTACATCTATCAAAGATAAGATAACACGTATAAAAGCAGTTATTACTGCACTGGAAACAAGTGCTTTAAAAGCAGCTGCAAACGGAAATATTTCAGAATATTCATTAGATGATGGACAAACTAAGATAAAAACAGTATATAGAAATCCTACAGAAGTAGCAAATTCTATTTCTGCTTTTGAAACTATTTTACAACGGTATATTAATAAACTAAATCCGCGAATCGTAAGATTGATGGATCATAAAAATTTTAGAAATGGCAGATAACATTTTTACAAAAGCATGGCAATTAATTTTTCAGGATAATAAACCGAAAAACAAGCCATCTGTGCAGTCATTTTATGGTGGCACAGGTAATTATAATCAGTTTGCTATTTCATTCAATGGTGAAAAAAATTTAGGTGAAATAGGACCGCTGCGTAATTATTCACTGGATTATGATGCATTGCGAATTAGAAGTTTTCAGTCATATTTGGAATCAGAAATTTCCAAAACAGTACTGGATAAGTTTACACTTTGGAATGTTTCTAAAGGCTTAAAACTGCAATCTAATCCTGATAAAATTGCATTAGAATCAGAAGGTATTTCCATAAATCCTGAACTATTTAATGCTGTAACGGAAGCACGTTTTGCAGTATGGGCAAAGTCTAAATATTCAACATTTTCCGGAAACGATAATTTGCATGAAATAGCCAAAGAAGCATTTAAAAACTCAAAGATTGGTGGTGATGTTCTGGTTATACTTCGCCTGGTTAATAATATTGTAAATGTACAATTAATTGATGGCGCGCATGTGCAGTCACCATCTTACGGAACGGATTTTACACCGAACCGAACCGATAATGGAAATGTAATACGCCATGGAATTGAAATGTCACCAACCGGAAAACATGTTGCATACTGGGTTCGCATGGATACGTTGAAATATGAACGAATAGAAGCGGTAAATCCATCTACCGGACTGAAACAGGCTTTCCTGGTTTACGGAAGCAAATTCAGAATTAACAATCATCGTGGTATGCCGTTAATTGCGGTATGTCTGGAAACGGTGAAGAAATTAGAACGTTATAAAGAAGCAACCGTAGGAAGTGCAGAAGAACGTCAGAAAATTGCGTATCAGATTGTACACGATCAGCATTCTACCGGTGAAAGTCCGCTGGTATCTGCAATGGCTAAAGCAATGGATGCGGATGGTGATAGTGACCATCTTCCTAAAGATATAAATGCCACACAATTGGCAAATACAGTTGCCGCTACAACCAATAAGCAAACGTTTAACATGCCTATTGGTTCTGAATTGAAAGCACTGGAATCAAAAAATGAATTATTCTTTAAAGAGTTTTACGGCACCAATGCAGATATCATTTGTTCCGCAGTTGGCATTCCGCCAAATGTGGCATTTTCTATTTACAATGATAGTTTCAGCGCCAGTCGTGCGGCCACTAAAGACTGGGAACATACAATTACTGTTAATCGCGATAATTTTTCCATGCAGTTTTATCAGGAAATTTATAATTTCTGGTTGCACATGGAAATCCTTAAAAACAAGATACAGGCACCGGGATATTTAATTTCATTTTATCAAGATAACTGGATGGCTGTGGAGGCATACAGAAACGCACGTTTCACTGGTCCTATGTTCCCGCATATAGATCCGTTAAAAGAAGTGAATGCGGAACGTGCGAAATTAGGCGAATTATCAAAAAATATTCCGTTAACTACCGTAGAAGCTGCCACCGAAGCATTAAACAGTGGTGATTCAAATTCTAATATGGAACAGTTTGCTGAAGAATTAAAACGTTCAAAAGTTTTCGATATTCAGCCTGTTAATGCATAGTATTATTTTTTCACGTACAAAATGTATGTAAAAAAAATATGATAATAAAAGTGGATATACTTTTGTTATCAAATGGCAAAAGAAATTTTATTATACGGTACCATTGATTCAACAAGTTCATCTGAATTCATTCGCGAATTCAATGACATTGATGAAAATGAAGGTATTGAAGTAAGAGTTAACACGCCTGGCGGTTCACCTGAATACGGATTTGGAATGGTTTCTAAATTCGCCGAATACAAAGGTGACAAAAAAGTAAAAGTAGATGGTAAGGCTCATTCAATGGGCTTGTTTTATTGTGTATATGCTGCAAAAGAAAATGTGGAAGCACTCGATGTTTCCGAATTTTTATTGCATCGTGCAGCTTATCCTGACTGGGTAGAACGCGATACAGAATATTTTAACGATGCAATGCGCACTAACCTTGAACGTATCAATAAATCACTTCGTACTGCTTTTGAAAATCGTGTGGATGTTCCTTTATTCGAACAGTTAACTGGTTGTAAAGTTAAAGATGTGTTTTCTATGGAAAGCAGATTGGATGTTACGTTCAGTGCGGCAGTAGCTAAAAAAATTGGTTTAATTTCAAAAATCATTCCTATCACACCTGCTAAATCAGCAGAAATAAATACTTACTTATCGGCAGTTGTATCAAAAACATATGATATAGCTGCTTTTAATACAATTCCGGTAGAAGAAAAAACAATCATTAAAAATTCAAATCAAAATAAAATGACATTAGAAGAATTAAAAGCACAGCATCCTGAAGTATATGCAGCAGCAGTTGCAGTAGGAGTTTCAAAAGAAAATGACCGTGTAAAATCAATCATGGTATTCAACCATCTTGATCCTGCAGGATGCAAAGCGGCAATTGAATCCGGTAAAGATTTAACAGCTACACAAATGGCTGAATTTTCACTGAAGGCAATGTCACCGGAAGTATTAAAAGCGGCTGCAAAAGAAGCGCCTGCGGATATTCAAACGAATGCTGAAGAAACACAGGAAAAAACAGCAGCTGAAAAAAAAGTAACTGATTTTGCAGCGGAAGTAAAAGCCAATTTAGGTTTAGTAAAGTAATTTTTTAAAAAGAAAAAAATAAAGCATGTCAACTCAAGAAACAACATTGCAGAACGGAAATCAGTTAAACGTAAACACTGATTCCACCAAAATATTTGTCTGGAATAACAGATACGATTCAGCTGAATCCACCACCAATTCAGGTTATGATGATGTTACATGGCCAGCCGGTACATTGTTAGGAAAAGTTTCTGCAACAGGTTTAGTAAAACCATTGGCATCCGCTGCAGTAGATGGAAGCCAGTATCCAATTGGTATTTTAAAAGAAGATGCTGTAATTCCTGCCGGTGATTCATTGGTGCTTACATTCTGTGTGGCAGGTGATGTTGTAGAATCTAAAGTAGGTTTAGCAGGATCTGATACAATGGATACTGTTATCAGTGGCAGAAGTATTCGCGACAGAATCGGTGCTGATACCGTTGGTATCAAACTGGTTGGACAGGATCAATTAACCGGAACAGACAACGAGTAAACAAAATTTTAAAATAAAACTTAAAACATAAAAATGGGTTCAATATCAACAAGCGAAGCACGCGGACTATACACCAAGATGATTGTGGATGTGTATAAAGAAAGAAATGTGCCACAATCTTTTTTGCGTTCTTTTTTCAAAGTAAAAGAATCTGCAACTAAACTGATTAGCGTTGAAGTTCAGCGCGGAACAGAAAAAATTGCAGTGGATGTTCAGCGTGGAACTGAAGGAAACAGAAATGCATTCGGTTTGAGCACCGAACGTGTTATCCTGCCGCCATACTACCGCGAATATTTCGATGGTACAGATTTGGATTTGTATGACCGTTTATTTGGTACTTCCGGTGAAGTAGATGCAGCCATCTTTTCACAGTTCATGGATACTGTGGCTGAAAAATACGGTATGTTGCAGGATAAAATTGACCGCGCATACGAAAAACAATGTGCTGATGTATTTACAACCGGTGTGCTTACACTGGCTGATGGAAGCACAATTGATTTCAAAAGAAAAACAGCATCTATTATCGATGTAGCTGATATCAATGCCAACAGACGTTGGACAGACAGTACAAATTCTAAACCGTTTACCGATTTAGAAAATGGCGCAAAATTCCTGCGTGAAAAAGGTAAATCATCCGGTTCAGTAGTGAATGCTATCATGGGTGCAAAAGCACTGGCTGCATTCCTGGACAACACAAAAGTTCAAAGCCGTGCTGATATCAGAAATTTCAGTTTGGATATGATTTCTGCACCGCAGCGTAATTCAGTAGGTGCTTCTTATAATGGAAGTGTTTCTGCGGGCGCATATCGTGTAGATTTATGGTCATACCCGGAAATTTATGAAAATGCATCAGGTGTAGCCACACCATTTATCGAAGAAGAAAAAGTAATCTTGTTGCCTGAAACACCACGTTTCACTATGGCATTCGCAGCAGTACCACGTTTACTGAACGATGGTGCGCAGCCGATGAAAGGACAATACGTGTTAGGTGACTACATCGATGAAAGAAATTCTGCACACATATTTGACATTAAGTCTGCAGGTGTAGCAGTACCGGTAGCTGTAGATCAAATCTACACAATGAAAGTAGTTGCATAATTGCGCTGATAAATAATAATAAAAAAGGCGAATGTAACTATTCGCCTTTTTTTCTAAGCAATAAGTATGGGTTTAATAGATCAGGCAAAAGAAGATATTGCACAGATTACATCCAACCTGGATGATTTCGGTGTAGAAATTAAACTAACAGCACCTGACGGTACTGATAAAACTATTACAGGGCTGCATACAAAAATTCATTTAGGTGTAAGTACAGAAGGAACGCTGGTGAATAGCCGGAAAGCGCATATTTCTTTCAGTGAAGTGAATATGACGGGTTATCCGCTGCGCAACAGCCGCGGTGAAGTGGATTTGAGAAACCATAATATGGAAGTAAAGGATTCTACCGGTATAACTAAAAAATATACTATTAGCCAATTCTTCCCGGATGAAACTATTGGACTAATTGTCTGTATCGTTGAAGATTACGAATAATGGCAAAGATAGAAACTATCATACAACCACAGAATTTTGAAATCATACGTGATAGGATCGGTGCTGTTCTATATACTGAAATAAAGAACCAGTTGCAGCTTTCCAATAACAATATTTTACAATGTGATGTTTTTGTGGAGCGCAATACACCGGTAGATAAAGTGGAGGTTCCAACCATTATTATATCACTGGCTAGTGGAAATTATGATAGTAAAAATCAAAGCAGTAGTCGTGGAACTTATGAATTCTTTGTGGATGTTTATACATCTGCCATTTCAAACAATGCAGCAGATGGTGCCGTCCGCGCAGCTTTCAGCCTGCAGCGTATTTTAGGTATTTGCCGGTATATTTTAGAGCATCCGGCATATAAAACGCTGGATTTTGCTAATCCGCTAATATCGCACACCAGCGTAAAATCATTCAATATCCGTCAGCAGCAGGAAAATGATGCTATGAATACTGCTATGGGACGTCTGGCTTTCACGGTAGTGGCAAATGAAGACAATGGCTTCCAGTGTGCCTGTGACCTGGCAGATTATTACAGCAGCGTGAAGATTGATACATCAAATCAGGGATTTGTATACTTAACCGAACAAACAGCATAAAATGGCATGTCAGGAAGGTAGAATAGAATGTGTAAAAGGAAACAGCATCGATGGCATTGATGTGGAACTGCTGATCAATGATCAGCCGGAAAGCCTTGCATATACAGACATTGAAGCAGTATTCACATATGAACCGCAGCTTACTATTAGCACGTATAAAGAAACATTACCGGCATCCAAAACATTTACCATTGACACCGGAATTACGGATGTGATAGAAGCGGAAGGAAAATATACTATTTTAAAAAACACAGTATTAGACTGGGAAAAAGGAAAATGGAATTTTGCAGTGACTTATGAATTTCCTGATGAAAGAAAAAAAACCTGGACATTTGGTACATTATGGATAATATAGTTTCAAATATCACAGTTGTCAGAAATGTTGTCAGAAGCAACATCTATGAAGGAATAAGGACCATATATATAGGTTCAGTTCCTTCAGTGGTAAAATTTACCGGTAATGGATTAGAAACGTATTATTCAGCATTATTGATTGGGAAAACGGTACTGTTTCTATTTACAGACAACTTAAAAAGAGATCCGGAAGATTACACAGTTGATTCAGCTGCAGGAACCGTAGTTTTTAATGAACCGCGTGACATAGGAGAAAAAATTGAATTATTAATCATATAATGAAGAAGACACTATTAATTATAAGTTTGATGAGTTGTTTGTATGCCCAGGCGCAAACAGTCAACCGGTTCCGGGATTCTACCTGGCAGAAAGGGAATTTTCGAATCGATTCTAAATTGCTATACATTACGGAAGGTGCCGGAAACCTGAAAATTCTGACATCTGATGCTTACGGCCGTGCGACATGGCAGGATCCATCTTCAGGAGGCGTAACGCAATCAGCATTAGATGACAGCATTGCACGTATAAATTCAACAATCAATAATATTGGTTCTGGAAGCGTGACCAGCATAGCTGCAGGAACCGGTATGAATTTTACAACAATAACCAGTACCGGTACAATTAATGCAGATACATTTACTTTAAGCACAAAAGCAAATGCGGCAGGTTTAGTTCAGGGAAAACAGAATACACTCGTATCCGGCACAAACATAAAGACCATCAATTCTAATTCTTTACTGGGTAGTGGAAATATAAACACACCCGATAATCAAACCTTATCCATATCACATGATACCTTAACAATAAGCGGAGGTAATAGTTTAAAATTACCTTCAACGATATTTCCCAATGGAGTTAAAATAATAGAAGATACAGCCTACTTACTATCAAGTGCAGATGCAGGTTAT